TTCCACCTCAGAGCTTTGAGGGTTGGAAGTGCCAGGTCTGATAGTCTTTGGCGCATTGGCTACTTTCTTTGTCGTAGCACCTTTATTTGCCATTAACTTCTCATACTGCATTGCTTTGTAAAGTGTTTGCACAGCACGACTGTCATAGACTTGAGACAACTCTTGGTCAGAGAAACCGATAGATTTAGCATAGTTCCGTATATCCCTACGGACTACTTCTGCTTTAACCTCATCCTTAAACTCAGGGATGGCTTCTACTAACTTCTGTTGCTCTGCTTGGATATGCTTTTGTAGAAGTGCTTGTTGGTGAGTCTGTTGTTCTTGTTGAACACGCTGTCTCTCCATCTGCACCGCTTGTAATTGCTTATCCTTCTCAACTTTCTCTGCCATTGCAACTGCGTAAGCAATAGGATCTTCTGCCTTCAATGCCGACAGATCTTCTCCTTGGTTTTGCTGTTGTAGCAATTGTTCAATGACTTGGAGTCGTTGAGCATAAGTCTCACGAGTCTTTGCTGCTTCCTCAATCTTTATTCTCTCCGCTTCTACAGCCTTGCGTTGCTCTGCTAAAGATTGGGTCTTTTTCTGATAATCCGCAGTCCTACTGTAGCCATTCAAAAGTTCATCAAGGCTAACCTCCAACTCCTCACCATTAGCTTTCACTCGGTATTTGGGAGATTCCTCTATAACTTCTTCTTGACTCTCAGCTTCTTCCGCACTTACATCTTGCTCCTCGAACTCAGGTTCAGCAGAATATTCTTGCTGTTCCTCTGCACTAGCTTCTGGTTGGGCTTTCGCCTCCTCCGCTTGTGGCTCAAGAAAAGACATAAATGCGTTAGCTGCACCACTAACAGAATTGTCTACACTCCCTTGTGGGTTGGTGTTTTCACTCATTTTCTCACCTTACAGGTTGTTAAAAAAACTTAATCCTCTTTTTCTCGATTTCGCCATCATGTGCGATTGATCGGATAGAGGCTTCAAAATCTTCTATGGCTCGGAGTTTGACTAGGGCTTTTTCTCTGCCTTCTACATCATCCTCGTTAGAGCCAAATATATATGATTTATATACTTCCTTTTGAGTCTCTAATAACTCAATAAAGAACTCGTCTTGTAGTAGGGTAACTGCCCTATCTATTTTGTTCATCCAGGTATCCTGACATCTCCGCTAATTTTAGCCCCGATTTGTGCTGCTTTCAATTGGGCTTCTGCTTGGAACTCTGCTGTCTTGAGTTCTAGGTTAGCTGCTGCCTTCTCTCTTTCGAGTTGGATAGAGGCTTGTGCTTTTGCTTTAGCGATTTCAATGTCGTTTAATGCCTTGGCACGATCTACTTCGATCTGTGCTTGTGTCTGTGCCATTAGCGCATCCATCGCTGGATTAGGCATTGGCTGTTGTGGCTGTGGCTGAGATAGTTGTTGGTCTAGCTCTGGTGGAATCTCTTTAAAGAACTCCATTGAGTCTTTGTATCCTGCTGCCTCGATAAACTTACCGAGTGTGTTGCGATACTGACCAACAGTTACTAACGGATTAGCAAAGCCTTGGGTTGACAAGATTTGCTCTTGTTTCTGCATGACCATTGCTGCCATTGCCATCTTCTGATCTTGGCTACCTGTTCCTAGACCAACATTGACTGTTACATCGTAGTTGTTCTTCCACTCTCTAGGATCAATTGAGACATACTTGCCTCTGAGTCGGATAACTCTTGGCTTGTCCTGATACTTTAGGAGTAGGTGGAAAATGCCACTAAATAGGTCTTTTACACCTGTGTCGGCAAAGATTCTAGCAATCATCTCTATACGACCAGAGCCTGCTTGTTGCATCGCTGCAATCGCTGTGGCTGTGGTGTTTTGTAGAATGTTAGGGTCTATACCTTGGCTTGTAGATGTAACACCTGAACGCTTCTGCAATACCTGATCCATGTAATCCAACATGGGGAAAGATTGCGATGCTGTTGGTGGTACAGATAAAGGCTGAACTGCGCCCTGAGACTTAATACGCACTACACCACCAGGCGCAGAGGTTAATAAATCGTCTAGGTTTACTTGTCCATCTAATGCTGTAACCCTAGGCATATTGGTCAAATACAGATTGTCTAGGATCTGGCGAGTAATTGTAGACTTGATAAGTTGGATGTCCATTGCTCTGTCTGCCAAGCTCTGACCAAAGAACTTGTGTGGCATAGGAATAGGACAAATACTAGCAAAAGGAATGTGATCTGCTTCTTCGTTATCAATGATCTGATCGCCTGCGTAGGTTACTTTACGCAACTCAGCGATACCATCACCATCAAAGTCTGTACGGATATAGCACTCAAACACTTCTACTTCTTGCATCGTAAAGTCTAATGTCTGTGTCTCGTCTGGCATCTCGCCCTGACTAAACCTTGCTACTCTCTCAGGAGTATATGTAAGGTCATTGTAAGAAGGCATCTTGTCTACTTCATCTTTTGGATAGCCAAGTGCAATTAAGTCGCTTCTTGTCTTAACTGTGCGATGTGCTACAAAACGAGCATTTTTGATTGACTTGTCTCGCTTGGCAATCAAGAACTCCTCTGGAGGTACATTCTCTACACAGACACGACCTACTTCTTTTTTCTTACGAATAACGACATTGTAGGAAAGGATTGGCATACCCATAGGATCTATGCCTACTTCCTCTGTGTCTTGGCTGATTAGTTCCATCTCGCCATCAGCAAACAGAAGTGTTAGTTCTTCTGCGTTTAATCCTTTGTATTCTTCTTTGGTTGGTTCTTCTGCTTCTTCCCACCAATACTTAACGATTCCATTCTTTTGTAAAAGTGCATCTTTCATCCAATCGTGTAGGATGATGACACCATCGTTATCGTTAAAGAACACATAGTTTGTGAGTTCTGTGGCTTGCTTGGCTAGTTCTTCGTCTCCAGGCATCCTTGGCTCAAAACGACCTAATTCGTCTGATCCGGCAAAGATACGCATCAACTGAGGTAAAGCACCATCAACTACTTCGGCTACTTCGCCTGTAACAATCCTACTACGACCTTCTACTTCATTACCATAGTCGTAACGATTGTAGTAGTTGATTGCTTTGGTTCTCTGCTCGACTGTCTCAGTCTCTACATAGCCAATAGAATCCTCTATCTCCGCTTCGAGAATGACTTTTAATTTTTGCTCATCCATTTATACGATCCATGAAGTTTTAACTGTTATTGGCTGATCCCAAGTATTGTTCTGTTCCATACCTACTGCTAAATACCTAAAGGCATCGCTGCCATGACTTGCCCAATCATGCAAAGGTTTAGCAAAGAACACATTTTGTTTCTCGTTAAACTCTCGCCTATAGTTTCTTAGGCAGTCTAGCCCTTGCTTTATATGTGGCATATTAAACCAACATCTCGGTAATAGTCTGCGAACAGCCTGTATGCCATCGTCTACAGAAAGTCTTGGCAGAACCCTGACATCTAGTCCTGATTCTCTCAACACTTCCAATCTGCTCTTACCTGTTCCTAGCTCTCTTACTTCTACATCGTGTGGTAGGAGTTGTTCTGCTTTCTCCCAATTGTGTTCTTTTAGCCAATTGACATACCAATCTAGTCCTTGACCATGATTCTCTACATAATCTAAGAGTCTGACTTCTTGTCCTGTAACTTGTGCGACCCATAGCGCAGTCGAATCACCAATACCCAAATCCCAAGATACATAAGTCCTACAGAGATCATCTCTTGTAATCTCGCAAAGCCTACCTTTTTCTTCCAACTCATTAATCAGTTTTCCGTAATAACTTCCCTCTACAGCAGCAGAGAATGAACACTCGAACTCCTGATTGTACTTATCCTCGCCCATCTCCTTCTTGGCAGCCCATAACTCTTTCTCATCTAAGAGTTTGGTTTCGCTTGCCTTGAACTGTAGAGCAGACCATCCTTCTTCTTTACTAGCTCTGTCGAACAGTTCCTTGAAGTGGTTGTTGCCCTTAGGAGTACCGATAAACAAACAAAAGCCCTTGCGATCAGCTAGAGCCGGTCTAATGATCTCGTTCCATATCTTAGGATTCTGATCGCCAATTTCGTCTAGCACTACACCATCAAAATACTGACCCCTAAGTGAGTCTGGGTTATCTGATCCGTACAACTGTATTCTTCTACCTAAAAAGTCCACCCTTAGTTCAGCAATGTTAGCTACTGCATCAAGTGGTCTTACAAAGTGTGTAAGGTAATCCCAAGCTACTCTCTTTGCCTGGCTATATGTCGGTGCAATATACGCATACCTAGGGTTTTGTCTGTCGTTTTGCATTGATCGTTTTATTAATTCGTTTAACGCTGCAACAGTCTTACCCATTCTACGATGTGCCACACCTACTACAAAGCGATTGCTCTCCATTGCCTCATGGATCTGCAATTGAGGTTCTCTAGGTTTGTATGGTATTACTATTGTTCCCATGAAACCCTAATGACACCACCATCATTACCAGATACTTCTAAACCGCTTGTTTCTTTCCAATTAGCCCTAGTCTTTAGCCAAAAGATAGCTGCTGCTGTATTGCCATTCTTAGCCTGTTGGAATAGTGTCTGACCAATAGAAGCATTGGCATCTACTCGACCATCCTCTAAATCCTTCTTGTAGTGCTTTACTAATGTGTCATCTGATATGTCTAGCTTATTAGCTATATCTACATATTTGATTCCTACAGCACTTAGGCTTCGGACTAGTTTTCTACTTTCTTCGGTTGGGATATGTTCTACACCTTGCATATCATTCCTTTTCTAACTCCGAAAGTTCTACAAGTTCTGCCTTTTTTCCTGTGAAGTCTTCCCATCGTTTTACTATGACATCACAGTATTTAGGATCTAGCTCCATTAATCTAGCACATCTGCCTACTTTTTCAGCAGCAATTAAAGTAGATCCTGAGCCACCAAACAAATCTAAAACTATGTCTCCTGACTTGCTACTGTTTTCTAATGCTCTTACAGGAAGTTCTACAGGCTTTTGTGTTGGGTGAAACTCATTTTTAGAATGTCTCTTGACATCCCATACAGTTACTTCGTTATTGACTCCTGCCCAAAAAGGACTTTTCCCTTTCTTAAAAGCATAAATACATGGTTCATGTTTTGGTTTGTATTGTGCGCCAATCGCACCAAACTGAGCTAAATTTTTATTCCAAATAATCCAATTTCTTATTTGATAATTACAATCTTCCAACGCCTCAAGCACATCCTTAGCAAATCTATCTGCAAACCATAAATATAAAGCAGCACCATCTTTAGACACCATAAATGCAACTGGTAAAGCACCAGAATACATTAAGGTTTTGTCATCATTTTCAAGTTTTGTTCTTCGCTTTTCTGTAGCATGACCTCCATCATAATTAACACCATAAGGAGGATCAGTAAAAACCAAATCAGCTAATTGTCCATCCATCAGCTTTTCTACATCATCTATGCTTGTAGAATCCCCACACATCAATCTGTGGTTACCGAGAATGTAAATGTCGCCTAGCTTTGTCTTTGGCTCTACAGGAGTCTCTGGCACAGCATCTTCATCCGTTAGCCCTTCTGTTTCTTCTATAGGGTTCAACAGGGCATCTAGCTCATCAGGATCAAAACCTAACAAGGAAAGGTCTATATCGTCTTTTAAGTCTTGCAACTCTAGCGACAGCATAGATGTATCCCACCCTGAATTGAGTGCGATTCTATTGTCTGCCAAGACATAGGCTTTTCTTTGTGATTCTGTAAGATGGTCTAGTTCTACTACCGGCACTTTATCCATGCCTAGTTTTCTTGCTGCCATGAGCCTTCCATGACCAGCTATAACTGAGTTATCTTTATCTACAAGAACAGGGTTATTAAACCCAAACTCTTTTATAGATCCTGCTATCTGCGCCACTTGCTCGTCTGAGTGTGTTCGTGCGTTTTTAGCATAAGGAATCAGTTTGTCTACTGCTTCCCATTTAATTTGTTTTGCTCCTAACATTCCATTCCCTATGGGTTGATGGTTGATGATGTTGCTATTCTACAACAGATTTAACGAGTACGACCTTCATGCTATCTACCATCCTAGGTAGGATTGTTAGCATTTGGTCTGATATATTCATTTCTTCTGCTAGTTTACTTTTAACCAACTGTAGTTCTTTTACAACAAACTTATCTTTCCATCCTAGATACCAATGCCAATCTGTGTAGTAGAGCCAACTGTTTTCGTTAAATGCTCTGACATGGGTTGGGTCTTGCCAAGCTCCTAGGCTTAGATCGTATGGCACTTGTATGTGGAACTCTCCACCTTCTACAAGTAGATCCTTGCAGTTTGTCATTGCCTTTACTAAGTCTGGTATATGTTCTAAGACATCGTTTGCTGTAATGCTGTCAAACATTCCTTGCTCTACTTTTATCTCTCCGAATCTTGTAGAGATTGTTTCTTCCCAAGGAACTTTGGTAATGTCTAGCACCCAATCAGGGTTCTTGATTGCTTGTATATCTGCGTTTAGACAGTCCTGTCGGAAATCTTTTCCGCTACCTAAATTCAAGTGCCTTGGATATGAACTCATCTATGTTTTCTGAACAAAGTAAAGGTAAAAGTTCTTGGATTCTATCATCTGGTAGATCCCACCAGGCACTTTTATTTAATTGCTCGATCTGTTGATCTGTAAAGCGTTTCTTGATTATCTTGGCTGGATTGCCTGCGACTACGCAATAATCAGGAACATCCTTATGCACTACTGCTTTGGCTGCTACGACTGCTCCGTTACCGATCTTGACTCCAGACATAATGGTGCATTGAGAGCCTAGCCATACATCGTTACCAATGTGTATATCGCCTTTTGTAGATGGGTGTCCTTGCCCATGCCACTTGAATGTTTCTTGGTTTATGTGTCCGAATGGGTAGGTTGTTACCCAATCTGTTCTGTGATTGCCACCAAGAAATATCTCTACATTGTCTGCGATGCTACAGAAAGATCCTACATGGAGCTTTGATCCTTCTCCCCAACTACGAATGATTAAGTTCTCTAGTCCGTAGCTATATTTCACCATTTAACTTTATGAGACCAATACCGAGCAGATAATTTATCTGGGTTTGGGTCTTGTGCGTTATGTCTAGCGTAGTAAGATTTTTTTCTAGCTTTTTCTTCTGCTGTCTTAGGGTTTTTACCAGCACCTTTAACGCCTTGCTGACCGAAACGAATCGTCTTAACTTTATCGCCCTCTTTTGCCACGACTAAATGGCTTTTAGTAGGGTGGTTTGGTGTTCTTTTAGGCTTGTTATAGCCTGCAACACCCATTCTTTCTAGGATGCCTGCTGCCTCTCGGACTTTCATACCTCTACACCCTTTTTATTAGCAGCTTTAATTTTTTCAATAACTGTTTTTGCCTCTTGCAATGAATCTTCTGT